ATGTCTACTCAAGAACTACCAGAAGAATTAATAATTTTAGGAAATGGTTTTGATTTAGCATGTGGATTAAAGTCTAGTTATAAATCGTTTTTTGAAAGTTATTTAGATAAAGAAGTAAAAAAAGGTGTAGAGGAACTTTTCACTTCTTTTTGTGATAAAAAAGAGTTTGAGCTTTCTAATGAGGAATTAGCTATTTTAAATGCAACTTCTAATTCTGCAGACTTTGATTCAATGTTGAAGTTAGAAGAAAAACATAAAGCATGGAAAAAGAAAAAATCGGAATTTGATATAGAATTATCTAATCTTTTAAAAAATGATGCATTTGTATCTATTAATTTTTTCGATATTTACTTTATTCTCAATTCCTTGAATGAGATTAGCTATCCAAATTGGTCTGATGTAGAATTAGCTATTCAAAAATTACTTATAGCCGATAATGTTGATAATGATTCATTTTTTGTAAATATGAAAAATATACTTTATTGTTTAAAAACAGGCAAAGGGAAGAAGGAAAGTTTATTTATTATTACTTTGCTAGGAAAAATAAACAAACCTCTAGCTTTAAAGGATATAGAAAGAAGAATATTAGAGCACTTATTTGATTTTGAAGAAAAGTTCAAAAAATATATTAATAGTATATTGCAGGAGGGCTCATATTTTAAAACCTATGCTGAAGATAAATTATTCGAGATTGTCAACTTCAATGATATTCCTATTAATATTCTAACTTTTAATTACACAACCTTTTTGAGAAATGTCGATGATAACTATAAAGCTTTGAAGATTGAAAATGTACATGGAACACTCAAATCTAAAATAGTTTTTGGAGTTGATGATATAGCAATTGATGCCAATAACAACTTATACAGTTTTACTAAAACATCAAGAATGATGAATAATACTTCATATGATGAAAATTCTACTCCAATACTGCATCCAAATATTAAAAAGATTAAATTTTACGGACACTCACTCAGTGAAATGGATTACTCTTATTTCCAATCGATCTTTGATTTTTATGATTTATATGGCAGTGATGTACAATTATTCTTTTATTATTCCATCTATGATAAAAGAATAGCTGAGGATATAAAATCTAACCAGCTCCAAGCAATCACTAAGATGATTCATAAATACGGTGCAACTATGAATAATAAAGATCATGGTAGAAATCTACAACATAAATTACTTTTAGAGAAACGCATCCATATGATAGAAATATAGAGTATTCTTAACCAAATAAACGCAAAAAAATGCCCCCAACTTAAATTAATGAGCTGGGGGCATTTATATTATTTCTTAATTCTTCCATCCTTGTCTACTTTTGAGTTTCTCAATACCGCTAATTTATCTGTAATAAAATCAGGAATTGGTACGCCTAACAGTGATAAGTTTTCAAGAATACTACCAATTTCATTCGCAATTAAAAATATCGTTGTACCTGCTACAATCCAAGTCATTTCGGGCATAATCTGAGCCATGATGTTTGCAATCATAACTAAAACAATCATACCGAATTTCTTTGTGAATCCTTCGATTGAGTAACTTGATTTAAAGCTGTGTAACTTGATACCTTTTAACATTCCTAGAACGATGTCAATTGCGATCACATAAATTAGTAAATGTAAAAAGCGTGTATCACCAAATAAAAAGTGACCCACGCCTTGAAAATAAATATTTATTTGTTCCAATGTTTAACCTCTTTTCTTCTATTATATAAGTTATTTAACTCGTAATTTATTACCTGCATAAATTCTAAAGTTATTATCTAAGTTGTTTAATGTTTTAATCTGATTAATTGAAACATTGTATTTATCGGCAATCACTGAAACCGTATCACCTTGTTTAATTGTATAGTAAACAGCTGTTGATCCTGTGATTTCCTGAACATATTCTTTGTTTGCAGTTAATAAATAGCCTGATTGAGTAATCAAACGTGGTGTACCACCGCTAGACTTTTTAATTCCAGTAATTGTAAATTCCTCATCTTTTTTGAATAGAGGTTTGATGATATTACTTTGCTTATCCCAATCTGCACTGTTTACAGCGTTGATTTTGCGTAGATAAGTAGCTTTGAGCAATTTCACACGTTTAGGATTAGATGTATAATACTTGCTATTACTATTTACACTAGCTGATTGCTCCAAGAACAGCTTTGTTTCAGCATTTCTACGATTAACTAAGCCTTGTACAACTTGACCACCTGCTTTATTATATGCTTTCATTTCGTTAGCAGCTGATTGCCACTGTTTAGAATTAATGTAATACAGTAACGTTGAGTTGCTTAAAATGTTAGCGCCTAAATTATAGTGAAAACTTGCAAGTACTTCATATTGATTTTGATTCAGTGATACTGTGATTAAACGTTCAGCAATTCTCATATGATTAACAATCTCAGCACTTAGCCAATCATCTGCTTGTTTTTGTGTAATGGTTTGACCTCTATAGACACCCTTTGTGTGACCGTATCCAATTGTCCAGATGTTCACAATGTCTTGATAAGCTGTTAAGCGACAACCTTCGTATTGTTTGATTAAGTTTATACCTTTTTGACTAATCTTCATTTTCTTCATCCTTCCCTGTCTCTAAGTTGTATTCTTCGCCTGTAATTGCCTTATATTGCTCGGCTGTGATATGACCCTTTTTCACAACTTTCTTTAGATACTCATTATCAATACGTTTTTGTTTATACATGCTTTGTAAAAATTCAAACATTACACATCACCTCCAATCAAAATCTCTAATACTGCATTTTCTAATTGTTCAATTCTTTTAATTGGTGCTTTAGTTTGTTCTTCATTCGGCTCTTTGTAATTTTCATTGATCCCGATTTTTTTATCTTTATAGACAAAATAAAGAGGCTTGAAATCAGCCTCAAAATTTTCAGGTACTACATCGCATTCCACGGTGATTCCGTTCTCGACATCTCCGATTACTGCGTAAGCTATAATCTCGCTATCTGCATTTATTTTGATTTGCATCAGTCTGCCTCCTCAATTTTGCGCACAGTTATATTTTTTTGATCTATCTTTCCTGTGCCGTTTAAATCTTTGACAGTGTCAGCTTTAATCGTAAATTTATTTAATGCTGTGAAATCTAATTGAAACTCGTACAATCCACCGCCATTTGCGTCGCTATCAGTTAAATTCAAATCGTGGATGATGAATATTTTTGTATTACTCAAATCTACGACTGCAGTTTTTCCGCTCGCACCAGGAAAATCGTAAGTAACTCTGATTTTACGAGATGTGTTAATAGCTCGTGATAACGCATAAGGCGTGCTAGATACGCCATTAGCTGAACCAGACCATAATACAACAGGCTTGCTTGCGGCTAATTCGGATGCTGTGACAAGTTTTTCCCATCCTACCCAATTTTTTGTAACTCCGTTGTAAGAGTTACGGTATACTTCTTTTGATGAATGCGGAGAGAATGTAATCTCTATATAACCAGATCGATATTTGCGTTTAAAATATCCGCTATTGCTAGATGCAGGTGCATTACCTGCTGTTGTCACGTATCCATCAAAATTAGCGACGTCTGTCGTATTAAGTAGATCGTAATTAGTAATTGCAATAGTCGATCCATCATCGTTCGTAATTTTTTGTTTTTGCCACAATTCAGCCTCACTTGATTTAACTAACGACTGTAAATCTGATGTATTTGCGACTTGTTTCCATCCCGACCACGCATCAACTCCTGTCATAGCGTTAGTATAGATAACACCAGTAGTAACGCTAATAGCTGTTAAATCACGAGTTGTAGATGTGCGTGTATTGACGATAAGATTAAAATATACTCCGATTGGCGGTGCATTTGTTGGAACTGCTGTTTTAGTTATACTATAATTACCAGCTGTGGAAATTTGATACCAGTCTGTAATTCCGTTTGGTACAGGACGACTAAATCCTTTGCCGTCAGTATGAAAAAACGCATCTCTCTTTTGTACGACATCTGCATCAGTGATTTTTTTAACAACTTCATCGCCCTTTGCGTTTACAGTTGTAACTGCCGCATTGCTTGTGTCAGTGATTTTTTTAATTGTATCATCTGACACTTTATTAATATCTGTAGTAGTTTTAGTCGCAACTGCTTGTATATCTTTTTGACCTTTTTCTGCCGCTTTTTCCATTGCAGTCACATAGTCTGCACCGTTAGAAATTGCTTCGTCAATCTCATCCACACGCTGTTTTATAAAAGTCGTTAGATCATCAAACGTTTTAATGTACTCTAACTTTTTAGTTGCGCTAAAACTCGTCAACAAGTCGTCTTTAATGTCAAAACTAAACTGGCGCATGACAGCTGTGTCATCTTTACCTTTAACAGCAATGTAAATTTGTCCTAACGCTTTTCCTGTATGTTTTAAAAATTCGCGCGGTATTGTGTATTCAATAACTCCGTTTATTTCATCGGTAATCTCAACAGCATCTTGTATACGTGAGCCGTCAGCAGCTAATAAAACGATATATCCGTCAACATTTACCTTCCCAAGTGGCACTGGTGCGTTGTTACGTGTCACATCAAACTGTAAAATCGATGTGTTAACATCTTGATTATAAAAAGCGACATTTAAGTCGCTTAATTTTTGATAATCTGCTGTTATTTCTGTTGTCATTTTTGCTATTTTTGTGATACTCATATAATCTCTCCTTTTATACTAATTCTGGTTTTATAATTGACCAACGATTTGCCGTTCCTGCACCTGTGACAGTTCTCATATAAATCTCTACTTCATTACTACTGCTTCTTTTTATACTTTGCACAATACCGCCTGCTGTATCTGCCATGCTATTTTCGATGTACCAACCAGCGACGCCGTCATTTCGAGGGAAATCTTTCATACGCATACTATCTTCTGTCGTCATGTATGCTGTCATACCTGGTGTACTAAAATCTGATAGTTTTGTAATAACTGTCGGAACTCGCACACCTCTCTCTAAACTGTAAACAGAGATGTAGCTCCAAGCGCCGATGGTAGTTGGGCTAACAATTCGCTGAAATGTAATAGTCGTTCCTGCAAAACTATTCATAGTTAGTGTTTGTTTTGCATCTCCTCCATGATTCGGAAAAGCGACATCAAATAGCCAACCTGCTGGAAACCAATTATGTGGCAACGGAAAATCAACGTATTTTTGTATGTCGGCTGTTGAAATATAGTAAGATCCTGCGCTTTTTACATCCGATAATAGAGTTGTGTTTACAGGCAACGGCTTTCTACGTCCTCCCGTATCGCTCATTGCTACTGGCGTTGCATTGGCACTCAATTTTTCGTAAATTCCCTTTTGAAAGATGCCATGAATTTCATGTTGCCGATTATTTGATGCACCAACTGTCACACCTAGTAATAAAGCATATTTACCAGTTTCTAAGTCATAATAAAACTGCATACCCTCAGCTTCTGCGCTATCTCCTGCAACGATTCCATCAATCACACCGATTGACACGCTACGCTGATACAACTGCTTTCCATTAGCCAAATTAAACGCCGTTAGGTAGTTAGGCGTATCTAATCTTGCATTACCTGTGTACCAATACAAAACGTTATTAGCGTACGTTACGCCCTGCATCGGCTGTATATCTGTTGTCAATTCAAGAGGGATATCTACTTTGCAGATAATATTATTTATGTTTTTATCTACATCAGATAATTTTCTGATTTCGATATAGTTATAAATTTCTCCGCTTGTATTATTAGTCGATATCCTGTACAAAATTGTTCCTTCTTTTTCGTTAATCAGAGGTGTGATGTAAGGATTTCCATCTTGACCCGTAAAAACGTCTTGCATGCCGTTTGTGCCATACGTTTGTGTGACGCCTGCGTTGTATTTAAACCTTACGACAACCGGTTTTCCGTTATTGTTTGTGTAATTTGAGTAAATCCATAAAGTATCGCCAATCCACCTATAGCCATTGTGTGTGCCATGACCTCCACCGTTGCAAAGCATAAAATCAATTTCTTGTCCGTTGAGCATGTGACGTGATAAACGATAACCTTCGTTTGTCGCTTGTGTCATATAGATAATTGATGTTTTATTATCAATGTGGAATGACTGCATCACTGCATTGCGAAAAGGTGATAAGTCCGTAAGGTGCTGGAAATCTTGCGTTTTTGGTTCAAAGCGATATTCAACGTCCATAATCTCTTGCTTAGATTTTTCAACTGTAGATAATATTTCGATTTTATCAGTGATAAATTTTGTATAATCATCATCCAATCTTCTCGCAAGCGTTGGATGTGAAATGCCACTATTGGATACTCGCGCATCTTTAACCTCTGCGATGCCATCACCGTTAGCACCTAAAACAAGGTTATTTAACTTGCGTTCTTCGTGCGCAATTTTAGATGCGACTGTTTCTGATTTGTATGTGATTTGACTAGCGTTGTGAGCATCTGTTTGTGTTGTTTGATGTTTTGACATGTGGTTGTCATTTTCGTTGATTGCATTTTCTATATTTGAAAAATTATCTGCTAATTCTCTCCTAAATGTTTGACCAATTGTAGTATCTAAATTACTTTTTAAATTAATTTTCATTTGTTATCTCCTTCTTCTAAAATTTCTGTTGTGCCTAATTTTCCTAAATCATCAACGATAAGTTGCCATTGCTTTCCATTTTCAGACACCAAAAAAACGCCATTTTCGTTGACGTTCAAACTTTCTAGTCCTATGATTGCTTGTACGTGCGTTTGAGGAAAGTAACGTTCCCCATTTTCTTTAAGTGCTTTTATATCTGTCATTAATCCTCTACACTCCCAACATATTCAGTGACTAAAATATTTGTATATGCATCGTCTGCGATTTGCTTAATTGTATTAATAGATGCAAAAGAATTAGATGCTTGTTTGCTTGTTTGTTTTAACTTGTTAGACAATGAGCGTTGTATGCTCACAATGTCTTTCTTCGAGTTGCTAAATGATAACTCTAGTGATGTATTTGTAAATTCATGCGACTTTGATATTTTAACAATTTTTAAATCGGTTGAAAAATCTAGCGTTTCATGCACAAAAAAAAGCGTATCATTTTCTGATATGCTTGCATTGCCACTATATTTCAAGTCTAAACTTGTTTCTTGTGTGTCCTGTATTTGAGATTTAGCCCATGATTCTAATATTTTAATATCTGTTATACTATCGCTTTTAATAGAATTTGCCATTCGTTCACCAAAGATAGCGACGTTAGGTGATTTATAAGTTACAATAGCATGATATGCGTTATTACCCTCAATGTTCGCATTTACAACAAAAATAGTAGCTGTTTCTGTTCCGATATAACCGCGTGAGAATTGTTTTTCTTTATATTTCACTCGATTACCATTTACAATTTTTGTTTTTTCGACAATTGGCATTGGGTGTTCGGGATCATCACCCGTAAAGACAAACTTAATTATATGTTTCCCTTTCGATAAATTGTTGGATAAATTAACCGTTTCGGTTTTAGCGCTTTTATTATATGCTGATAACGTTTTGATTTTAGTGTTATCTAAATAAATATCCCATATTCCGCCAAATTTATCTTTTTTTAATTTAAAATCTAAACTGTCGCCCGTCCATTTAACATCTACATCAGTAGTGTATGAGTCGTTGACTGTTTCTGTGTAATACGTGCCCGTTTTAATAAACGTTCCTTGTAATTTTAAATCTGTTGTTTTTTTCTGACTATACATTGACTCTTGTTTATCCTTTTTCTTTCCGTATGCTTTTATTACTGTTTTTACGGCAGTAGTATTGGTTGATACTTGTAAATCGTCAGTGTTATATCTGTATCTCAATACTTCTTGTGATTCTTTGTAAAAACTTTTTTCATCATAAACTATAATTTTCTTGTTATCTGCAAAGATAATACAACCAAATGCCTCGACCGCATTTGTCAAAAACTCAATGCCATTCATATCACCCACATCAGTGAGTGTAGCACTATTAAAAGCACCTTTTATTTCATAAGTGTAGCCTAATCTATTATTTTCAAAAGCAATTTTAAGATAGTCGTTTAATGTGTAATCTTTAGCACCTACGATTAAATCATAGTTCACGTGATTTTGAAATTCATACATAACATGGGGAGCTGTAATGCTTTTCTTCAAAATGCCATTGCTCAACATTGTAATATCGCATGTTTTAACGATGTACTGTTGACCGTTATAAGTGATAGTTGACTCATTTGTTAAAATGTTAAATGCAAATTCGTTAAATGGTGTTTTTATAACATCAAATGTGATACTTCTATTTGTATTTTTTTCGTAATCATACTTAAAAGAGTCATACTCAACATCTATCAAAATTTCTTCGTACTTCTTATCTGTGTCGCTTACTACTATATATTCCATTTGCTCCCCCTATCTATAAATAAATGGAAAATCAAATGTTATATTGATATTTTCAGCATATTCAATAATAAATTCATTCCATCCTTTTTCTAATGTAATCACTCCATGATTTGTATCTCTACCACATGCGTTATTATTCAAAAATGGTGATACACCACCTAAATTCAAAACTAATTCATCAGATTTTTTTAAAGTTTTATTATATTTAAAAGTATCGCCTGTTGTTAAATTTTTAATTGTTGGTGATCCGTTGCACGTTAACGTTATATCTAATTTATGTCGCATAATCGAGTTGATTTTCATACTTGATGCATTGTAAATTTTGAATTTCTGCGATTTATGAGTATATTTGACTGTTTCGTTTGTTGTTAGCCCCATACCAAAATCAAAATTTTCATCTAACATATTTATACTATCCAAAGAGTTGTTTAAACTCTCTGAATAGCCTTTGAATACGTTGAATTTAAGTTCAAATTGCAGTGTTGCATTACTAGAAGTGACAGAGTACTCAGCAGTGTTAACAGCATACTTTTTGTTAGGTTGATAACTATGTCTGATATAGTAAGCTTCATATTGATGTATTTTTTCAATCAATTCTTGCTCAAACATCAATCGATCAGCGTAATCAATAGGTGTGTAAAACAACTTAAATACAATGTCAAAAGGTGCATAAGTGTTTAGGTGAGTAAGTTCTCCATCTGTCCCATTAATGACTGTAGTATTTTTATTAGTTTGCGCATCCGAACGATTATACTCTAACAAAAAAACTTGATTATCTTTTGTCAGAGGTATAACGTCTGTTCCACTAATTATTTCTAAAAAATTCGGTTGCATTATTATACACCTCCCTCGTTGTAGTTTAGCATGTTATACTGATTTGCTTGTCTATTGCTGACTTTACTTGTAATCATTTGACTATCTAAGTATGTGTTATTGTCTTTATTAACAAGTTGCATTAACAGTGTGTTTTGTTGTGTTGCCAACGAATTTTGTTGTGTCAATAATGCAATTAACTCGCTATTATCGTTAGATACATTCGTAATATTGTTAACATTTGTAGATTTACTACCATTGTCTCTGCTAACGCCTAAACGATCCATAGTTTTGTGCAACAATTGAACAGCTCGTTCACGTCTGTTAAGACCCAATGGAATAATAACTTCTTCGCCTTCTTCTCCAATTTCAGCAATTTGATGCTTATTAATGAAGCCACCGTTCGCATAACGCTTGATACCTGTCGGGCCCCAACCTTTTGGCATGTTAATATCACGCAACCAGTTGCTGTCGTTAAACATGGCTAACAATTGAGTGTAACCATTGCCTAAATCGGGTTTAACGCCTTTCGGCACCCAACTATTTAAAGTCGGTTGGATATATTGAAGTAAGCCTTTGGATGGTGTTCCAGCTTTTGCATTTGAATCCCAATTATTGACGATGCTTGCACTACCATTCGACTCTTTTGTAATACGTTTTAGAATTGATTCCATACCAAATGGTGTTAAATCAACATTCATTCGTTTAGCAGCTTTTCTGATATTTGGTATCCACGCTTTAGCCCCACCAGTGACATTGCCACTTGTGCCACCATTTTCTTCAAAGATGCCTTTTATCCACTTGCCCATACTACCGAAAGTGGTATTAACTGCTCCCTTAGCAATTGATAAAGGTGCTTTAGACATTGTTCCTAATATGGGTTTTAGCGTGCTGTTAACTACATCTTTGACGATTTTCATCGGATTTTTAGCATAGTCCCAAATATCTCCTGCGAACTCTTTCGTAGCGCCCCATGCTTTAGATGCAACGTTTTTAGTAGCACCCCATGCGCCACTAAACCAATTACCAATACCGTTTGCGTAGTGTGGTATGTTCATGGATTGCATCCACATATTCGTGTCATTACCGTTTAAGACTTTCGCCCCTTTTTGTAACGGCATGACAACATTACGCCCTTGTGCGATAAATGTACTGCCATCGGGATTTTGTACTGCCTCTTTATAATGTTTACCTTTGCCATCATTAATCATTGCTAGACCACCTGCATGTGAGTCCGTACCTTTTGCATAAGCTGGTACTTTCCAAGTCGGCAATTCTGTTGCTCCAACTTTATCAAGTACCCAGTTTATACCACCTAGAATACCATTCACGGGTTTTGAAATAACATTGACGACGCCCACAAACATCGATTTAAATTTATTTTTCAATGCACTAGCGCCATTTTTAATTCCCTCAGCCATTCTATGTGGCATATCTTTAACATTATCAATCATTTTCTTAACCCAACCAAAAACACCATCTTTCATATTTTTGAATAAGTTAACAACTTTTGATGGTAATGACTTTATGCCATTCCATACAGATGAGACACCATTTGTAAAAAAGCTTTTAATGCCATTCCACATATTTGAAACGGTATTTTTAGCGCCTGTTCCGAGTGTTTTAAACCCGTTTAAAATGCGTGTAGGCATTGATTTATAAATATTCCAAACTGTTGAAACACCACTTGTGAAGAAACCTTTGATGCCTGCCCACATTCCTGATACAAGTGCTTTAGCCCCTGTTGCTAAGGCTTTAAAACCTTTAAGTATTCTACCGACAAACAAGAGATTGACAGCGTTCCACAGAAATTTAATTGCACCTGCAAAAACTTGCTTAATACCTTCCCACATTTTTGAGAAGTTACCAGTGAACAATCCAGCAAATATTTTTATAACACCCATTATTACGGATAAACCGCCTTGAATAACACCTTTGATGTTACTTATCACACCACTTATAATACTGAAAATCACTGCTAAAACTGGCTTGATGATAGGTAAAATAAATTGTATTGCAGTTTGAATGCCTTTAATCACATTAGTTATTGCTGTAATAATCATTGTTCCATTTTCTGCCCAAAATGTTTTTAAAGTGGTGAAAATACCTTTGAAAATATCTACAATTTGCGTAATTATTGGCATAATGAAAGGTTTTAATGTATTGAATACCGCTTTAAATGTTGTGATTGCACCCGTAATTGTCGATTTAATAGCTGGCATCGCACTCATAATAACTGTTTTCATAACTTCAAAACTTTCTTTAAACTTTCCGAATACGTTACCAGTGCCGCTACTCAACGCTGCTTTAAAGTCTGCAAACTTTTCTTTTATTTTGCCGATATTATCAATAATTGCTGCTACTGTTCCAATATCAAAATACTTCGATAAAATATCAACTTTTTCACCTTCTAAACCATTTCCAAGTACAGTTTTAAATGTACTTCCAAATGATTTAACTTTATCCATTGCCGTTTGTATATGACCGCCCATGCCACCAAATACTTGTTCAATTACTGCCCCACCGTCTGTCATACCTTTAATCATAATGCTCTTAAATGGTGTGATGATGTTTGCGATTGAACGGTTGATTGCAGATTTCATGTTAGCAAAACTACCGCTAATTGAGTCACCTGCTGTTTTTGCTTGTCCAGCTAATGCAATAGTCGCCCCGTTACTTCCTTTTGTACCATTTTCCATACCTTGAACTAATTTATCTATTACTTCTTCAGACTTTAATGCGCCACTCGTGATTTTTTTCTTCATATCTTCTACAGACATTCCATACTGATTAGCTAAAATCTTAATTGCTGGCACGTTTGCATCCGTTAATCGTGCTAAATCACCTAATGATGCTGTTCCACTCGCTTGTAATGCTTTAAAAGCATCTGATATTTGACCAATTGACTCTTCACCCTTACCTAAACCGTAAGCTGCATCTGTGGTTGCTCTTAAAACACCCTCAACTTTATCTGCTTTCATACCTGAGGCAATCAATCCTTTAGTTGATTCAGTCATTGCATCCATTGCAATTGGAGTCCCTTTAATTACAGCACTCACAGATTTCATAATGTCGCCTGCTTTGGCTGCTGACCCAGTTAACTGAGTAAGTGATTTAGTAGCTGTATCTATCTTATCAACACGCTCAATAGCACTACCGATTGAATTTTTAATTGTGCTACCAATTGTAGTAATAATTGACATTATTCCGCTAGCTAAAAATGAGCCTTTGAATACTGCGAACATGTTTGAGTAACCATTGCTAGTATCTGCAATAGCGCCATCTAAACCTTTCATTGAATTTTTTAGTTTAGATTGTGATTGTACTGCTTCACCATTTGCGCTTTGCAAGTCTCTTACTTTAATAGCTTGCTCACGTGTTTCAGTAGCATCAGCACCCTTACTATTTTTCAATTCCGCTAGTTTACGTTTTTCTTCATCAATTAAAACGTTTCTACTTCTAATAGTGCTTGATAAGCTGTCATATTCTACTTTTAAAGCACCAGTTTCATTACCTTGCGCTCGCATTGAGCGTGCTAAACTATCCGATTCAGTCGCTTGTAATTTCATTTCACGACTAACTTCAGTCGTTTTAGACTTGTACTCCGCTAATTCTTCGCTAACTTTTTCCAGCTGTGCATGATACGCTTGATTTTTAGCAACAACATTATTAATCTTAGTAGCCATATCGGTAGCTTGCTTACTTGTTTCGCCAAAATCTTTGATTGCTGTTTGATGTTTAGCGTGCAATCCTGCAAGTTCTTTTTCTTGGGCTTCAATTACTTTATTAGTCGCATTATACTTTGTTTCTAATTTATCTAATTCTGTGCCTGTTGCTTGAACGATAGACATTTGAGCTTTCATCTCGCTCATAGTAGCTTTAACTGCACGTGTTGTAGCAGCAAGTGATTTTTGAAACCCTGCTGATTCTAAGTCAATACCAATTGCCATAGCGCCATAAACTTTACCTCTTTTTGCATCTGCCATTGTTTCTCTCCTTTCTAAATTTAATCAAAAAAAATATAAGCACAATATTCAAATGAATGAACATCATGCTTATATATCTGAGCCATATTGGCTACTTTCTATTTCTTCTGTGTAATATTCTGCACCCTCATTATCATATGGATCACCAGCGATCAATGACAACATCTCATCTAAATCGTTATCTCTTAAATCCGATAATGTGATAAGTTTTTCACTTAATAAGTGTGAGAATAGTTTTTTTAAGTCATTATAATACTCTTTATAGCTGACTGCTTCCCCTTGAGCTATGCTGGAGGTGTTAAGCCCTTTTTTCCTACTAAGACAGTCTCGATAATTTCACCCATCTTTGGGAAAAGTACGTGTGATTCTAAACCTGCGTACAATTCTTCTACTGTGAATTGATTTTTAAATACATCAGTTACAATAAATTCAGCCATTTCTCGTGCTTGTACAAGTTCATTTTCTGCCCCTGACTCTGCTTTGATTTTAAATTCAATTGCTTTCAATGTAACGTTGCCGCTGATACGACCTGCTGTATATACCTCTGTTTTCTCTGTTTCTTCATTAAATAATTCAATTTTGATTACGTTTGCCATTCTGTTTTTTCCACCTTTAATTTATATTTTTTTGTGTTCTTATTTTTAAAAAGTACAATAGCATATTACAAATACACTACTGTACTGTGTTTATTATTTACCTGCCAATTTTTTATCTGCAACCTCATCAAAGCCGGGGAATGCGTATTTTTCCATTGGTGCAAACTTATCTGCACCTGTTCCGTATTTATAAGAATCACCATTCTCGTCTGAGATTGCTCCAAACTCCAATTCTGTATCTGACTCAATGTTAATTTTACCTGTTTCCGACGTTTCCATTTTTGCAGAATCAATTGTAAATTTACCCTTTGAAAAACCTGTGAAATAAGGCTTTTCACCTAAAGTTGTTGATTCTAAAACTAAAGAACAGTAAGGCGCTACCGAGTTACTACCCACTGCGTTCAATCCGCCAACTTCTGTCTTATGTCCAGAGATTGCTGCGATAATTTCATCTGATAAATCCATTAACGTTAATTTAACTTTTACATCGCCAACACCTGCCTGCGCAACATAGTAATCGCCATCGCCCGCTGATAACTTAATTTGTTCACCTGCTAGACCGCTGATGTCAGCAGAAACTGAACCACCTTCGCCATCTTTTCGTGTAAATTCAAATTTATTGATTACTTTCTTGCCTGCTTCATCATAAACCCCAATAATTGCTCGTTTAAAACCTTTTAATGCTACCATTTTATAAATCATCCTTTTCTATTTTAATTTTTTTATAGCTTTGATGTGTGAAGTGTAGTGTTACAACTAGAATGTTTTCAATATTTTCATGTAGCATTTCCATGCTGAAACTATAAAAAATATTTTTCATTTCTAATTTTTCAACTAACTCATCTATCATTGCTTCAATATCTTCTTGCTCAACACTTAAATACATTTGTATCTGAAACTTTTGCACTGTTGACTGCAATGAATCACTTGCGAATTTTGTTGCTTGCGTTGAAACAGTTGTTAATTTCAATGCAGGTAAATTGCTTGATAACTCATAATTTTCAGGCATTCTATAAGCATAGACATTTATATCCCAATGCTTCAGAATATCAATCAGCTCAAGTCTTAAAGTTGCTAACCTCATAAATTTAGCCCTTTTTTAATCTCTTGCATCACAATATCCATTGCATTTTGACTTTCTTCTAACATTGTTCGCTCAATAAAATGTTGAGCTTGTTGTGTTTCTGTACCTAACTCAACAAAATGAGCACGATAATACGTTTTATCACTAAACCCAATTAATGACATGTCTAATACGTCCTCGTATTTCACATCATCTGACAGCGGTTTACCATCAAACTCTTCACCAATTGGTGTATTCTCCGCTAATTTATTAGCAAAGTATTTAGCGCCTTTCATTTGTGCTTTTGTGTATATTTCTTTTTCGTTAGCTAATTTAATGAGATTTTTCTCAACATCACCTAAGTCAAAATTCACACTACCTGTATTTCTATCACTGCTCATTAGACACTCTCCTTTTTCGCTAAGATTGTTGTCCATTTCTTTTCAGAAACATCAGGATTAATTTTCTTAATCTCATAATTTTTATTATTCATTTTAATGATCCAATTATTTTTGATTTCTTCAATTTGCTGATGACGAATGATTATAGTAACAACATCTTCCAGCGCTTCATTTCCAAAACTTGAATATATTTCATTCAAATATTGCTGTCTTATTCTAGCCCAGCACGTGAATTTTTCGACTGGTTTGACAACATCGATGCCGTTTGAATTGACCGTTCTTTCCTTTGAATAGAATGTAATTCTTTTATCTAGTTTTGCTGATTCATAGCCCATAATCGATAATCACCGTCTAACTTTTGCAACAATGTTGATAACGAATGATTTACATCTTTTACATTGTCTAACGTCTGAATTGAATGATACTCATAAAAATGATTTGTTAAAATAATGACCGCTAAATTATATAATTTATTATCATTGAAAAAACTATCATCGTTATTTGATGTAATTGATGTTTGAATATCAATCTCAGCAGCTGGAATATAAATATCTAACAGCAACTCATCGTCATAATCATGATCTATTCGCAAAGCATTTTTAATTGTTTTAATATCTACTATTGTTATCAACTCCTTTTTAAAAAATAGAGCGATAGAATTACCTACCACTCTGAATTTCAATTATTTTGCTGCTTTTTCGGGTGCAGGTAATGACAAGTTAACTAAATAACCTGCTGCATCGTCTGCTACAACCGCATCAAAACGTAGAACTGCTTGCAAGTATTCACCATATTTGCGTTCTTCTGCCCATTTCATTGTGATATTTTTGCGGTCTGCAAATAAAACAAACGCTTCAACGTCACCAACGAATGCTTTTGCTTCGCCTGCTTTGCCTAAAACGGTATCTTTAAGAATTACCATTTTACGACCGAACAAAATGTAAGCTGATGGTTGCGTAATATCTTGCTGTAAAATATAACGACCGTCCGCATCTTTTAGTGTATCAACAAGTTGCAAGAATGATTGTGATGCAACGATCATTGAATTGTATTGAGGGTCAAGTTTAGTGTTGAACACTGCTTTTAATTCATCTAGTGAAGTTGCTGCCACTGCTGGCGCTTTAGCTAAAACATTCGCAATAGCTTTGTTAGATGTATTTAAAGCAATTCGATTAACATGTTTTGAGATTAATGCTTCTAAGTTGTCTGCATCGTCTAAAGCTTCTTCAGAAACTAACACAACACCTCGACGTGTTTGGATTTTATAATTGACATCTTTAAAAGTTGGATCTTCTAAGTCAGGATTTTCAGCCAATTCTTCAGCCGTTGGTAACACTGCATCGGTACCATTGAAAACTGGGTATGAGCCTGATTTCGTTTCAACTTTTACAACATTTGCAAAATCACGTAAATCAACAACGGTTGATGGTTGCTCCTGTGCTTTAGTAATTACTTGAACGGGAATAATAGCCTCTGATTCTAATGTTGTGATACTACGTGCTTCTTTTGATTTTGATTGAATATGTTCAATGAATGAACGTACCTCTTTTGTTTTTGTTGCTTCTAAAGCATCTGCTGCTGTTACTGTGTTTTTCATAAATTTACGAACTCCTTTTTCATCATCATTTTTTTGTTTTTCAGTTTCTTCTACTTTTGCATCTACTGTTTCTTCAATTTCGTCTGACTCTTGAGCCGACAAAACTTCTAATTTCTCAAGTTGAGCGATGGCTTTGTCAAAAGCTTCAACTGCTGCCAATAACTCATCCGCTGAATCTAATTCATCTTTTTCAACCGCTTCTGATGCTTTATTAATTGCATCTGCTCGTTCTAATTTCTTTGCTTCTAACTTTTCTTGTAATGTCATCTAATAATTCCACCTTTAATTTTTTATTTTTAGACAAAAAATACACCTCTCATTTATTTGAGATGTGCTAATTTGATGCTAATATTTAATTTTTTCTTACGTGATTCATTTTTGAAATTTTGCACTTCTTTTTGTGCTTCTTTAATACTTCGTGATTCAACACTTGTGTCTTGATAAGCTGGGTATGTAACGACTGATACATCGTATAATGATAAAAACTTGTTAATATGACGCACAATTACACCGTTTTCTTCTCGCATTTCGTAATCTTTGTTATCAAGATAGAAGCCGAACGAACATTGGTCAACATCACCTCTTTTTACAAGCGTGTATAAATCTCTAGCGTTTTGCGTATCAGCTAATTTACACTTAAAGTGTAAGCCGATTTCATCAACTGTTAGCTGTAAAGTCTCATTTTTTGTGCGACCTAAGACTAAATTTTCATCATGATTCATCAAACAAACAACATCACTTAAATTAGTTTCATCAAGTGCGTTTTTGTGAATTGTTTCAATGTAGCCGCCTAAGTCTTCGCTGAATGTGTCAAACTTTAATGCGTAACCTTCAATTGTCATGTCTTCTGTTGCTGACATATTGCTAATACTTCTAAATTCTTTTTTCATTTTAAATTATCACCTCCTTATTGGGTGATTCTTTCAGCTCATCAGCAGTTGAGTCATTAACCCTATCAAAACCTAATTTTTCACGTGCTTCATTAGCTGAAATAATTCTATTGCTAACTAAATAAGAATAGTTTTTTACTTTAGTGCTATAGTCTGAGTCGTATAAATATTGATAATTAAATTTTAATTCAATTGTAAAATTAAGATTGTTTGTATCATATAATTTGAACTCAATTTCTGATGTTAGTGTTGAGAAGAAAGGAATGAGCGTATCAGTGACATAAACATTGTTGGAATCGTTCATTGATGTATGCTGATTCTCTCCTCCTAATCTGTCAATAGGTAGATTAAATGCTTTGGCAACTTGTTTCGTTGTAAACGTGTAACTATTTAGAAAATCTAAAATTTCAGTTGGAATTTTTAACTGTTGATAATCAGCAGATGGATCAATAATAGCTATCTTTCCGCTGTTATTTGAGCCGCTGTTGAGTTTCTCGAACGAATTTCTTACTTCGTCTTTTTGCTCATCATTCAATTTTGCAAAATTCATTTTTAACACACCGCTTGAATTGCTTGCATTCTTGAAAAAGTTTGTTAAAAAGTTATTACTACGATTAGATATTTCTAACTCTTGTACAAGACTATACAATGGTGAATAACAGTTAAATCCGTCAACTGTCATGTATTTAAAATGTAAAATTTCTGACTGAGTTAAATCAATCGTTTCATTTTTTAGTGATACTGAATAAATAATATCTTGTTCTATTGTTTTAATAGTTACATTACTATTATTTAAAAATGTTAATGAATCTACACTACCATCTTCATCAATGTTGATTTTTACAAATGCTTCACCGTTTAACAACATGTTTGCAGCTATCACGTATTTAAAGTCATATGCATTCATAAAATTATTTGGTCTACTATTAAATAATTTAACGATAGAGTCATTTGTAATTTTATTATCTAAAAACTTCTCTATTTTAGCTGTTGCAATACTACTACTCAAAACATGTACAGCAGTAAAAATATCGCTGTTCTTTAGTGCGTTAACATTAGAATAGCTTGAATAGTAGTTACTATTATTGTAAAACTGAACACTACTTTTTTTACTTCTCGTTAATGCTTGTTTTATACTTGCTAAAACTCCTATAATTTTCACCTCCTTATCTTAAAACACACCGTAGAACTGCGTTGTTTCTTCTTCTTCAATCATTGCTAATTTATAAGCAATGATAACGGAAATAATCGGATCTATTTTATTTCTATTTTTCTTCTTGTTTATCTTTAGCATGTCATCATTTTTAGTAATGATTGCATTGTTTACTGCTATTTCTAATAATTTATTTTCATTGTGTAAAACTTTTCTTTCTAACAGATCATTACGCAATGCAACGATTGGAACTGTCATATTTCGATAATCTTGTTTAACATCAAATATATCCCAATTTAAATTTTTACGTTCGATAATACTTAAACACTCTGTAGCACTGTACGCATCATAACAAAAACCTCTGACATCTAAATTGTGTAATTCAACATACTCGAATATGTATCTCATTATTTGTTCTTTGCTAATAATTCCACTGATTGAGTCTGTGACAGTCGCTAAATTATTATCAATTAAACGCTGATAATCAATTTTCTCTCTATCCGATTTACTTTTTATATCCTCGTTGTAAATCGCAATAAATGAGTATGAGTCAATATATTTCGTTCCATCTTCTAACTCGTGAATCCATCCGACTGATGAAAGGTCATTAGTTCTTGATAAATCTAAACCAATCCATGTTTTTGTACCATTGATATTAATATTTTTCTTTTCGACTTGTGAATTACGCCAATCTGAAATATTAATATAACTATTCTCAGACGATTGAATCCACATGTTGAAATTTTTTGTTAGCAGTGAATAAAGTGAACCACGCATTTTTTCCGTTTCATACTCTTCACGCATGTTCTCTTTCATTTGACCGAATTTTATTTCGTCAGAAAGCAATGGATTAGCTTTGACCCAATTTTTTTCATCTTGAATTTCAGCGGCTGCATCTAATTCATAAATGGCAATGAAATATCTATCTGCATCTTTTTCTTTTCGTAGAATAGACTTACACATTTCGTATTCTTCAAACATCGGAACGTTTAAATTTTCACCTGCTGTTGAGATGATAGCAAGTAAACCATTTTTCTGTTGTCCCATTCCCTTTGAAATTGAATTGTACATTGCTCTTGATTTAGCTTCATGATACTCATCAATGATTGCAAAAGTTGGGTTATAACCCTCTGCATTTTTGGCGACACTACTCATTGCCTTAGCAAATGAGTTGCTTTTAGTATCTTTTATAAACTGTTCTTGTATCTTTAGTCTTCTGCGCAAACTTTTTGACTGTTCGGTAAGTTTATTCAATCCCACTCTCAGCATTTCATAACTGATTTTAGCTTGTTTTAATTCGTTGGCTGTAAATAAAACTCTACGCCCCATAGCTGGATGTTTCTCAGTAAGTAACGTTATCATCCCTAATCCTGCTGCCAAAAATGTTTTACCATTTTTTCGTGCCATTGAAATATAGGCTTTTCTAAAACGTTTGTAGTCAGTTCCTTTTGTTCTCCATCCCTCTAGTGAGGCAACTATCCACTTTTGAAATAGCGCAAGTTCTAAATCACTGCCATCTTCCGCAGGCAACAACTCAATGTTTTTAATTGCTTTGTTTGCCATTTCATTATTGAAGTAGTATTTAAAATCATCTGATTTAGAGCGTTCTAAATCGTCAATGTGACGCTGACATGCTAATTTAATCATTTCGCTTGCTTCAATCTCACCACTTAAAATTTGATTAGCGTAAAGCTCTGCATAATTTGTTTCATTATTAAGCAAATGGATCATCTTCTTCGTCTTCTGAAACATCAACTAATCTCATTCGGCTTGATATTGTCATACCTAATTCATTGCTTATTCGCATTAATTGAGTGGTTGCTTTTTCCATCACTGTAAAGTCGGGATTGATTTTTTTAATTTTTATTCCGCTTGAGTTTTCTTCAACTATAGTTGCTTTGTTCTTTTTAACATCTTGCCAACTCTTGCGCCAAACGCTATACCAGTTGCAATATTGGGCAATAAGATGATAATCTAAATTGGAAATTGGTAAATCACTTAACAATGGTACTACTCGATTCCATTCATTTTTTCCCATTACGTCAAGGTAATGAGGTGGTTTGATGTTACTATCTAACTTCTCAAATGCGTGTAATTTATTTTCAATTTCTTGCTTGCTTTCGATTTCTTCTTTTGTGTAATTTTTAGATGTTGCCGATAACAATTTTTTATTGTTTGCCATTTTCAATTCTCCTTTCATTTATTGACTTTGACTATCTTTGACTTTTGATGTCAAAAAAAATATGCTGTTTTTTAAATTTAAGATAATACTGAAATTGCATCAACGCTTGCGATTAAAGCGTTTAAAGCGTTTTTTTACTAGAATTTTATGATAAATGAAAATGGCTAAAGGGGAGTTTCACAAAATTCTAACTGGACTCAGTCCGTACAAAAATCAACCCCACGCCCCCTATTTCCAAAAATTTTAAAAAATAAAAATAAATTTAAAATTTTAAAAAATATTTTTTAAAAATTATATTCTCGTTTCAAAAATGCGAATCCTTTGTAAATTTTCTTTCTATTTTCAAGTTTTTCAATATATTCAACTGTCTCTTTAAGAAAGTTTTCAGCATAAATATATCGGTCTAATAATTTTTCAAATTCTACTTCTTTTTCTCTTTTGCTTTCTAATAAATAAGTAAGTCGGCATTTACAGTATCTTAGATCGTTCTCACAAAAAACTTTTGTATAAGTAGCAAAATCAATGCTGTCTGATGTATCTTTCATTAACTCATCATATTCTTTCTTACATTCTTTCTTATCTTCACTAAATTTAAAATTAAAAATATCTTTCATATCAATTCACTGCCCTTACTTAACTTATACTGTCTATACTCTTCTAATTCTTCAATACTATTATTCAAATTTTCTATAGTATCTTCAATTTCACGTTTACGTTCTAATTGTTTATCCATCTCTTCTGCTTTTCCTCTGATGTCACTTTTACAACTCGATAATTCATTTTTGCGATAATTTAATTCAATTTCCAAATGCTCTTTCATTCCACTCATTAATTCAATCATATCTTCACTCTCCTATTTTTAATTAATATCTTCCATTCAATCACAACGATTCTAACAACACTTAACATACATTCACCTTGCTCAACATAGTTAAACGTCTTAGAATCGCTCTCTCAGACATCAATATTATTCAATATATCCATCATAAATTACAAGTTTTCTAATATCTTTAAATCCGTACCAATCTTCTTTTTTCCCGATGATTATATCTTCTTCTATTTTATTCTGAACGCTCAATATTTCTTCGAGGTCTGTATCAACGATATGAAGCTCTTCTTTTAAGTATTTAGGTGAGTGTATCTCGACTCTCTGATTTTTGAACAAGTTATGATAATCTTCTCTCAGGGGAATCAGACCATAATTAGAATCAAATAATATAAATTTCATTATATCTCTCCTCGTTAGATACTAACAATTTCATAAACATAATTACAATCATCATTAAACACATCTGTCTCATATAAATACTTAATCTGCTCCAGTGCTGACTCAACGCTATTAAAGAAAGCATCATCTACAAAATGATGTACCACACTATCAACTTTACATTTTACAATCGTATAATTAAACTCATTCATTATTACCATTCTCCTTTTTTGTAGTTTACAATCCATATTTTTTCTTGTCTTCTAATGTTTTAACTTTGTGACAACTATCACACAATGATTGTAAATTAGTTAACTCTAATCTTTTTCTCCAGTCAACACGTGATGGCACAATATGATCTACAACATCAGCATGTACAACATGCTCATTCAACAAACAATGTTGACATATCCAGTTATTTTGAGCCATTACAAATGCACGCATATTGACCCACTTTTGACTTTTATAAAACTTAACGTATTCACTTGCCGTTTCATTTCTATACTTGTTATAACTTTTATAATATTCGCTGCGTTTTTGTTCATTAGTCTTTTCTTTAACTACTTTGTTGTGTTCAATAGTAATACGATTAATCATAAACATCACCATTGACCAAACGCTTAATTTTATAAGTTGCATCAACTGTTAGATATAATAAAAAGCTAATCAATACTACTTCACTTACATATAAAATAACTTGTTTCAAAATTAATTCTGTCAAAATCAATCATTCCTTTTTTATGTATTTGTATTTTTTAAAATTAAAAACTAATATCTTAGTGCTTAATTTTAAAAAATACAGCACACGAATAAAAAAATTGGAGGTAAAATTATTCATGTGTTGTATCAAAAAACAAATGGAGGTAAGTTTTTCATTCACTTAACAGATGACAAATCTGCTAAGCTATACAGTCAGTGAGAATCGAACTCACTTTCACACCAGTTGACTGCGATTTTTTCATTACATATTGATTCAAACAGCTTTTCTAATAGTTTATCTGTGTTGCATTTAGTAACAAATACTAGATTTTCAAGATGCTCGCCATCTATATTTTTTGCTTGTTAGCCATTAAATCTAACTTTTAGTACGAGTTGATAACGTGTCTAGCCACGTGTTTTTATCGTTTGTTAATTTCTGCCCTTTTTTTAAGCTACTTCATTAAACTCTTTTATCCAGTTTTCGCTAGAATTAAGTCTTTTATCGTCAGTAAAGTATAAATCGGTACCAACGCCATAAGCCGCTGAAATTTGATTGAAATCATCTAGTATTATATTTAATAAGTTTAATGATTGAATACTTGTTAAAGATGTTGTTGCGATAGTGTATTGAACACTTTCATCATAGTAAATTCTTCCATTTTCCTTCCATCCCCCCCCTGATTTCATGTGAAGTGAAACCGTCAAACTCGTCAATGATATAATTTTCTAGCTTAGCAATCTGCGTTGTCATATCGTCCCCGTTGTTATTTTTTTTTGGTGCTATTAATGTGATTGTTTTCATATTTATCTCTCCATTTAATTTTTAGTTTCAATCCAATTTAAAAACGCTCTAAGCAGCAGACTGCTCAAAACGCTTCAAGTATTCAATATATTTATTAAAAATATAAATCTGACCACTTTTTGTTGCAAGTGGTTGAATATGAGTATATGAGTCAACTGCTGTTTCAGTAGTCACTAATCGCACCTCTAAATGCCCCATATCAACCATATCTTGAGATGGTCTGTTCCAATGACTACCACTTGTCAAAAGCAATCCAGTTGCTCTTGCAAAGGAAAACAACTCGTTACGGCCAATTTTCACCCCTGCTTTATTCATCAAAAGTGATAAATCTTTGAATGTGATTGATTCATCTATTGTTTCCATTTCGAAATTGTATTCTTCTTTAAAGATAAACTCTACAACCGAATAATTTTTCACATAATCAATTAGTTCTTCAGCTACATCTTCATATTTTAACTTTTCACATACAGAAAGCAAACCACTTTTATTAATGATAGCCATCTTTTGTTTGCCACCAGCTGTGTTGATAGTTGCAGATGATAAACAATGCTCTTTGATGTGTCGTTTAATTTTAGCTGTATTTTTATAACCGAATGCCTTCGCTAAATCATTAGATACCGTGTAAATCATTCCTTCTTTTTCGACTGTTCGTACTTCTGCACCGTTAATTTCAAAATTTTTCATATGTAAATCCTCCGTTTTTTTCTATGTATTTTGTGTGTATAAAACTGTATAAAAATAGACTAGCAATTAAGACATGCTAGTCTTTAATGATAAATTTTAGTAGTTCATTATTAGCTTTGTTGTGCATTGCTACTTGCTTACTATTTCCAAAATCATAACTATAATTAAATGCTGAAACTGGTAAATCATACATTGTGATATTATTAGCACTAGCTTTCTTTTTGATTCTAGTTCGCAGTGATTTTCTATTATACGCAACGTATTCTTCTTTGAATCGCTTGATATTCATTTCTAAGGTGGATCTATTAACTGACTCTTCAAGTTTGTTTTTATTTAAAATAGTAATTTCATTCGATATAAAAGCACCTTTTAATTTAAGATTACTGTAGAAAATTTCTTCGTTTTCAATATATTCTTGTACTCTACCACTGCCGCTTAAAAATGTCTTATCAAAATCAATTGAGCTGTTAAATGTTTCTTGATATGCCTTTTTATTTTTATCCCAAAACTTTCTAATTTCATCAGCCACATGTGTTTCTAATTTTAAATATACGTCTTGTTTGTCAATAGCTACGATTTTCTCATTCACTTCAATAGCACCGTTATCTTCCATTTTTTTCAAGATTGATTTAATAGCTTGTCGCATTTTCTGCTGCTGCTTAAAATAAAAATAATTAATGAAACGTTTTTCAATTTGATAACTTTCTACTTTTAAATCATACTTTTCTTTGTCTAAATCATATAAATCGACAGGCAATAAGCTAGCAATCTGTTTTGTTGTCATTGTAATAATATCAGCATTTGAGCGTAACAAGTGGCGTGATATGATTTTCTCAGCATGTGTTTTAAATGTAAGAATAGTATTAGTATTGCCGCTTTTCAATGTGCGATTATCAACAATATCTTCAATGTCATTAGTTGCTTTAGTAATATCAAACCACGTTTTCTTTTTGCTGTTACTTTCTGACGTCCAATGTTCTTCGTATTCTGCAACTTGTGATAAACGGGCTTTGAAACCTTTCCAATTGCTAGATTTCAAATTATCATATTTATTATACATTGATTGCATTGCCTCTGTTGCTACTAATTCAACTGCATCTTTCATTTCTAATCTTCCTAATTTTAACTTTGTCATTGTTTAAATTCCTCCATTTTTTTATTAGCAAACAAGTTTGCAAGTTTTTTGTGTTGGTATTTCGTTCCTGTGCTACGCAAAGGAGCCTTACACCAACTTCGCTATGAGCAAGCTCAAAGCGATTTATGAAATAAAACTAATGGAAACGTTGTTACAACAGTGATTAAAAGAGATATATCTTGTTTTATGCATAGTTATAATATATATAACTATGCATAAAACAAGATATATGGGCAACAACCCCCTATATAACAACGTTTCTACACTCATAATTACATAAATTTTAATTTTCAACTAAATATTGTTACTTAATTCAAAATTAAAATAAATAATGTTTTAACTAATTACTTCTCTCATATACTAATGGAGACTTGAAAGGAAAATAGCAGGCAAGTTGACGAATTTATCTAAGTGACGAGTCAAACTCCTTAGAAACTGATCTTAGACCATCTTTTCCCTTTTTATCTAATCGGAAATATCTATCTGTTGCTAAATACGCTTTACCATTTCCTTTGCAAGTCTTGTATCGCCCTTTTATTCTATAAGTAGATTATTTAACTAATTACTTCTCTCATATACTAATGGAGACTTGAAAAGAAAATAGCAGGCAACTCCACCAAAAAAAGAGGCTGTTTTATTGAATCAAACTCTGCTGTATAATATATTTATGGAGAGTTCTAAAGTAGGATAAAAGCAATATTATAATAATAGCTAACTCTGTTTATTCAAAAATGAATGTAAATCAGGAGGAAAGACCAATGAAAATCATAAACAATATAGACTTTGATAATAAAAGTAATTTTCAAGAAACAATAGTAAAAAACAACTTAAATAGAAACAAGCATTTAACAAACCTAATAAACATCGTAAATAATGTAGATGGATCAATCGTTATTGGTATAGATGGAAAATGGGGTACAGGTAAAACAGTTTTTTTAAAACAATTTGAATATCTTCTTAATGATGAGGATGATGAGGCAGCAGATAATCTATTTACGGGTTTATCATTACTAAAAGAAAAAACAGAAGCTTTTTACTTTAATAGTTGGGAAAATGATATATATGAAAATCCATTACTAGCATTATTGCTAAATTTGTTAAATATAAAAGAGGAAAAATTAGGGGTGGAGAAATACAATAAGGAAGCTTTTTTTAAAGTAATAGAAGTTGTAGCAAATGTAGCTGCAAAAATGACAACCGCTGGTGCCTTGGGTGTGGATGATGTGAAAATAGATAAAAGTGAAATATCACAGTTACTAGAATCAGTAACTACAGTTGATAAAATTAAAGATGAAATTCATAATTTTCTTAATGTACTTACTGAAAAAAAAGAATTAATTATTATAATTGATGAATTAGACCGCTGTAAACCAACTTTTGCGGTTGAGTTGCTTGAAGTTGTTAAACACTACTTTAAACATAAAAAAATAAAATTTATAATTTGCAGTAATAAATCCGAATTATCACACACGATTAGAAATTATTATGGACAAGGTTTTAATGGTTATGAGTACCTAGATCGCTTTGTAGATTTTGAATATTTATTACCTGCGCCAAAGGCTGAAAAATATTTTCTTGAGGTTTTAGGCTATTATGACATAGCTCATAAAAATATAAGTAAAGAAGTTATAAAACATTTAGATTTATCATTGAGACAAGTTAATAAATATACAATATATTCTGACATGTTATTAAACTCATCTAATAATTACAGATTTGGACATAATTTTTCTAATGAGTCATTAATTATAGCTTTTTATTTAATCGGACTTAAAATAAAAGATAATGAACAATACGACACTGTTCTAAAAGGACGAGGTGTAGAAATAATAACAGATTTCTTTAATGATGGGATTGGTACCTTTAATTTTATGATTAGAGATAATCAAAATAATCGAATGAATGATAATGAGGCAGTAAACACTCTTGTTGACGAATATAAAAAATCTTTTGAATTTAATAATAAACTTGAAGATATTTTTGAACAGTTTTCCTATATCCAATAAATAAAAAAACTATGCATAGACCTATTTAAAAGTCCATGCATAGTTTTTTCAAACATCAGTTTAACTTTTAAATATACTTTCTTCTTTCAGGTACTCAATCTGTTCATCCGTAAGCTCGATTGACTGCCCGTTTATATACGCAAAATTTGTAATCCTTGTTTCTTCGTTATCTATGATTGCAATACTATTTTTATCTTTTGAATATGTTTTTCTACTGATTTTTCCGTTGTAATCTCGTGCTACTGTCAAAGTATAATCAACAATACTTTCTGGATGTTCGATTTCTGTATCATAGATATTAAAGCTCAATTGCTGCCCAACTTCAACAACCGCATCTGTATTACAATTAATCTCTTTCCATACTGGCGTTTTTTGATTGTTTGCGTCAATCTTGTGTTGCTCATATGAAACATCATTCTCATATTTTGTGTATGCTTCTGCAAGAAAATTGCTTTTTTCTGATGCTAAAAATTTCTCGTAGTTAGTAGTTTCTGTTGTGTTTTTCATTTTATAATTATCCCCTTTTAATGTGTTTTTTTATTTGTAAATAACAAATTTGTTTCTTTTAACATTAACCTTTTTCTTTGAGCTGTTTTTCAACTCTTTCAATTCTTTAAACGCAAAAGGCAAGCAAAATCCCATTGAAATATATATTAAAATATTTGTAATAATCGGTAAATCATTCCCCATTTTTGAAGCACCTCGTTTTTCTTAATTTGTTATCTGTAATTAATATACCATAAGTGCCATCATTGTGCAAGCACTTATCTGTAAGTTCAGTTCACTTTTTAATGAAAAAGTGCTATCATAGTGATAGCATTACTTGGAGGTGAAAAAGTTGGCACTTAAAGAAGATATGACTAGAATCACAATTAATATAAAAAAAGGTGAAAATGAACGACTTAAAGAATTAGCTGAAGCAGATAATAGGTCTGTAAGTAGTTACGTTCGTAATCTTGTGTTGCGTGAAATTGAACAATCTAAAAAATGAGAAATAACACGTCGGTTACTCGCTAATGAGTAACCTTTTTGTTTGCAATAATTCACGTCTATATCCCTGTTTAACAGCGTTTGATTAGCTTCATGCGTATTGATTGACCAACAAATAAGCGTTGCTTAAAAGCCCTCTGAGCGTGTTAAATACAGATTAAATTAGACTGTTTTAAAGCGATGCTGATGCTGTGTATTTAAAAAGTTTTTGAGTACATCAATAGTTGACACATCGTTGTTAATCGTGTCTAATTGCTTGCGTGAGTAGTGTTCAGCTTTAGATTGTTTGTTGTCTATAAAGTTCATGCAACTGCGTCTGACGTACGCTGTGACGCTGTGAGCGTTTTGTTTTGCATCTGCAATGATTGATAAAAATTTATCTTTAGTTAATCCGTGTGAAACAAAATCAGAAAAAATTAAATTTAATTTAGCATCGTCAGAATGACGGTTACCTTGTTTTGATTTTAAGTTAGTTTTAGTAGCTAAAGTAGTTGTATCAACATTCTCACACTCTGAAACGTTGGTATCATTGGCTTTAGTCGTTGTTTCTTGTGTATCACTTTCTGTATCATTTTGTGTATCATTAGAATTATCAGCAATCTCGTTATCTTCGATTTCACTCATATCATCGTCCATAAATTTTGCAATTGCATAGACGTTTGCTCCTCTGCCGCCTGATACACGACCAGATCCAACGTGAAAAGTGTGTATTGCATTAGCATCTCTCAAATTTTTCAATGCACGATTGACAGTGGGACGACTGATTTCAAGTGTTTCAACTATTGTCGATACTTTAACAGTGCCAACACCCTTGCCATTTGTTGATAACTTTAAAATATAATCAAAAACACGTAATGTTGAGCTGTTAAAATCGTTGTATTCTACGTGTAAATCATGTTGTTTCTTTGCATCTTCAAATGTCGGATATGAATAATCTGCAAATTTTCGTAATTGTTTAAATTTCATTTTTTATTTCCTCCTTTATTTTTTATGTAAATTCATAATTGGGCTGTATTTCATCGCTTGACGCTTCACTTCAACATCTTTCATTGATTGTAAATATATTTGTGTAGTAGCTAAGTCTGAATGCCCTAGCAGTCGCTGTAAGCTGTATATGTCTATCCCTGCTAATAGAGACTGAATCGCATAAAAATGCCTGAAAGAGTGCGGTGAGACACGTTTATCTGTGATTTTTGCTCTCTCACCCGCCCTTTTTAAAATTTGCAATAAACCGGGATACTGCATTCTTTTTCCTGTTGTAGACGTGATGAATAGTGCATCATCATCAATTAAGATATGATCAGAAAAGTATTTTCTTCTGATTTTTAAATATTTAATCAATGTTCTTCTACATAATGCTGACATATAAACGTATCGCTCTCTTCCACCTTTAGCTTTTTTGATTAAAATCTGTGAATCGTCAATATCAGATAAACTAATACCAATGATTTCAACGCTTCTAATCCCTGTATCAGCTAGCAAAGTGATGATACATTTAGCTCTCGCCTGTTTAAAACTTTTAAAAGTGTAAGAATTAATCATCTTATTAACTTCTACTGAGTTAAAAGCAACAATTGTACTTTTTTTGACTGCTGGCGGTTTCATATTTTCAAGCGGATTGCTTTTGATTTCACCTTCTTCGATTAAAAAGTTGAAAAAAGTGTTTAATGCAAAATAATATGATCGCATTGAGCTTGTTGATAAACCTCTTTTTTGATGCTGTCTAAAATAATTTTTAACATCACGCTCTGTTATATCTTTTACAGATGTAATATCATTCTTATTGCAGTAGACATTGAACTGGCCTAACTCGAACTTTCGATTCTTAACTGTCTTATGAGCTAAATTTTTTATTTCACATTCTAATATAAAATCTTCAACTGCTTCAAAGACATACAAAAAACACACCCCTTTCAT